GAAGGTAGAGGTCAGTTGGGAGGAGGCGGGGGGAGGGGGGAGGAGGGAGTAGCGTCGATGGCACTTGCTGCCCCACCTGCTGTTGCCCCCTCTGCCATCCGCGCCCTCGCCGCTGCCCGATGCCACCCGCGCAAACACCCCTTATGCACCAGCCAGTTAACCTTCCTGCCATCCCGGTCCAGCAACCTGTCATCGCGTAAAACTCCTGTTTCTGCCCAGTTGCCGTGCGTCAGGCGGCATGCGAGGAGGGACAGCGCGCAGTGGCAGAACGCGCATTGCCCGTGCTGTTCCTCCCAGAGAAGTTGCTTGCGGCGGGCGTACTCGGCATGGCCGGCGGGATTGCCAAGGCACTGCTCCCGGCCGTCGTCGAACCGGCGGACCGCAACCGCCCTGCCCAGTGACTCCAGCTCACGCGCTCTGGCCCTCCGTCTGACGTACCGCACGGTGGCAGGGTAAGCGAGGAAGGACGGTAAGTCTAGCGCGGCGGGCGGAGGGGGTGGTACAGTGGGAAGGGTAGAAGGAAGTCCAAGAAGTCAGAGGAATCCAAGGAGACCCGCGCCAATGCCAGTGCAACAGAACGAGTTCCCGATGCCAGCGAACCTGAGGCCAGCCGCGCCGCCGTCTGCGCCCGCCACCTTGCCTACCTCCCCCGTCCGCGCCCCCCTCTCGACCCTCGCCGCGCTCATGGCCGCGCAGGGCAGCGAATCCTTCCGGCTGGACTCGGACCTCAGGATGGCCTTGGCAGATATGCAGCAGGCTTCGGGCGAGGCGTGGCAGCCGTTCCTCGAGAAGGCTTGCAACGAGGCGTTGCGGTTCTGGATGGGACGGTAGGGAAAGGTTTTATGTAGACTGTAGGGGAGGGTATTTCAGCAATAGTCTGGTCACTGCGCCGACTATTTTGTAAATATCACGAACGGATTTATCCTCCTTTTTGAATTGGATATCCAGTTTTATATATCCATTCTCTTCACTAAAGGACACCGATGCCGAGTCCTCTTCATACTTTAGACTACCCTCACGAGAGAATCCTTCGTAGTGCTGACGAGCAAACCAGCAATAAATAAAATGCGCGACCTCAGGAGTGCTAAAACTACCCAAGAAGGCTACCCTTCCTTTGTATCTCCCTTGCGCGTCGTAGGAATTATTTTTATTCTTGCAGACTCCTTTTAATCCTATCTTGTTGTTGGAGTGGATATTTGTATTCATGCTGTTCTGTGATTTAGTCGCTACGCGCAGGTTGCTACGACGATTGTCGAGGGTGTCACCGTTTATGTGATCGGCTACTCTAATATCATTCCTGGATAAGCCTAGAATAGTCCGAGCTAGAGAATAAATGCGACGCTCTTCTGATCTTCGTCCATAGGCGTAGCCGCGCAGACAATGAACTTGGGCGAACTCACTTATAAGATCGTAATCCAACGCCCATATAACCGTTGATTTGCCCTTACTTAGCATAACTTTGCGACATGCAACGCCATCCACAAAGAAAGGTGTTGTATCTACGTAGCGAGGAAATTTAGCGTGATCTCTAAAATATAGAAGAGGGACACCTTTCACCTGTCCTCGTTCAGTTCGCGTTCGATCTGGAACACAAGTCCTATAGTTACATCCGCAATGACAATAACCATAAGGAATTGGAAATGGTGACAAGGCAGTGCTATCGTGGTTCAAGGGCGGGCTTTCCTCCGATCAGGATTTGCGCCGTGCGGGCCTGCCAGCCCAATCGACGGCTCGCCTTTCATCTTACTACAGACGGGCTTATAATTAACCTATGGCTGCGCAGACAAATCGGTGGTCCGTGGGATCGATGTATTATCAGGGTTCCTTCAACGGCGTCGCCAATTTTTATACGCAGCCCGGCGGCCCCGGCACGCAAGTCTTCCCTGCTAACCAGCGCAATACGGTGTGGTCCGCCTGGCCCGGCGCGGCCACGATGACCATCAACGAAGTAGCGAACTGGGTCAATCCCGGCTGCCAGCACGTCGTCAAGATGTTTACTGTCATTCAAGAGTTCGATTACGTGCTGGGGCAGCCAGTTCAGTTGCTGACCTGCCCGACGTGCTCCTACGTGCAGCGCGCGGTTTACGGCACGACGCAGAACGGGATGCCGGAGCTGTATGATCCGTACGCATACTGCGTTATTGTGGGCTGAGCGCGCGTCGTACAAGCCTGCCAGCCTTAGTCCTGCCAGCCTTAGTCCTGCCAGCCTTAGTCCGCCGTCCTCAACCCCGCCATCCTCATCTCCATCAACGTCACGAACGACGCCTGGTCGCACGCCGCGCGGAACGAATCGGCTGTCGTATAAACGCGCGACGATCCCAGTGGCTGGATCACCCAGCGCCGACGAGCGCGGTCCCGGCTAACGCGCGCTTTGGCTTGGCGGATGGCGACCACGCGCGAGTCGGGGTGCGGCCAGAGGGAGAGGTTGGAGCCAGAACCGGGGCCAGAGTTAGGATTGGGATTGCTAAAAGGCGGGATGGCAATGCGCTGGGACATCGGAGTGACCTCCTAGTCGTTCTGCGGAGCGGCAGTGAGCGGCTCCCTTGCTACGGATATTATGCTGCCAACTGGCGCTTAAGTCTCTTCTTCGTACGCGTATCGGTTCATGATGGAGGCACGGAAGTAACGGCCAGCGCTGAGGCCCGACGTGCGAAATCCCTCGGCTGTGGTGCTGTCTACGTCGTGGTAGAGGTAGGTGCGCTGATCGCGGACGAATACAATGCGCAGCGTCTTGGTGTCAGCCTCGTATTCGACGGCCAAGATATTAGAAGACGGGACGATGGTGATCGGGACGAAGGCCATTCTTTACTCCTCTTCTGCGTCCCCGTCGGCCTCGTTACCGCCCGCCGCCTCTTCCGCTGCCCTGTCCAACTCCTCGTTCAACTCATCCACGACCTCTTCCCACGCGCGCTCCACCCTGAACCCTCCGTCCGCCGCTGACTGCCCCGGCGTGAACACCGCGCACTGGTCGTCGCCTACGCGCTTGACGACCATGCCGGGTCCCGGGCAGACGGCAAGATCAGGCGTGATGTCGATAAAGCGAGGAAAGGGAGGGCGCTGGGTCACTGCGGTACTCCCGGCTGTGCTGCTGGACGTTCTCCTCTACTATGCAGCTTACTCGAATAGGCATCCGCGTCATCAGCATTATCGAATATGCCCAAATGTTCTCCCGTCTTCAGGTAGTGCTGCCAAGCCGCCTTGAACATTGCTTTCTCAGCGGCACTTCCTTCAGGAGGCTTCTTGCCGTCTGGGGTCAGGAACTTGCCGTTAACGATTGTGGGAACCAGCACCTCGTGCCCCTGCTCGTCTTCAAAGGACGTTGAGTATTCGCTGCTGTGCGTGCCGTCCGCGTTCTGTACGACGGGACGGTTCCATATAGGAAGGTTACCGGGCTTGATTAGCCCTCTAGGATTGGGGATGACCATGAAGTCCGTAGGCTGGCTAGCCGCCTGCGTGGGCTGTGCCGACTGCTCTCGATGATCCTGCTGCCCCCCGTCCCTCTTCCTGCTAGACCCGTTCGCGAATATAAAAGTCACCACGCCCGGTCCCAGTTTCAGCGGCTTTCCCTCCCTTTCCGCTTCCTTGACCATCGAGCGCATCCCGTCGGCGATCCGCACCCGATCCGCATGCGGTACCTTCTGCAATGTCTCCAGTTCTGCTGTAGGCGGGCGCGTGAACCATTCCCGCACCCCCGGTCGGTCTAGCAGCCGTTGCAGCACGAACGGCGTCAGTTCCCCAGCCGACCATGCCAGCCCCGTGACCTCCAAGCTGGGATGTGCGGTCAGTGCGGCAATCACCGTCCCGATCGGAGCCGCCACCAGCCGAGCAATCTGGAACTTATTCACCGTGGTCCAGTTGCGCAGCTTGTCGGTCACGAACTTGTCGCGTAGTTCGCGGGTGTTGATCTCGGGGACTTCGACTGGTTTGCCTGGCTTGGGCTTAGGGTATTCTGCCGGAGTAAACTCCTTCTGCTCGGGACGGGTGCTGGCTAGATCGCGTGCCTTGGTCCTGGCGTCTGCCAAGCGTTCGGCACTCTTATCAGCCTCCTTGCGCAATTCCTCCGGGCTGGGTAGTTCCTCCAATCCTGTTTGCAAGTTGTGCATGTGCTCGATCAGCTTGTGCGTCTGCTTGCGGTAGCGATAAGAAGGCTCGCCGGAAATCTGCTTGTCGGTGAACTGCGTTTCCGGCTTGGTAGAGTCTCCTTCGAGGATGGCCTTGGCGCGTTTGGCCTCGGCGGGTTTCAATTCCTGATATGGCTTGGTGGCGTTGTAGTAGTCCTCTGCTTGTAGTCCCTTAGCAATAGGTGATCCCGATTCAGACGGGCCGGTGTAGTCCCTGAATCCCCTGGCGTATTCCTTGTACTGCCTGCGCAGCAGGCTGTGCTTCTTGGCCACGTCAGGGTCCACTTCCTCGGCCAACTTTTGCATGCGCTGGCCGAGCTTTTCGCGGAACTTGACCACAGCCTGCCGCACGTCGGGTGCCGTAGCCGGATTGCCGATAATCCTTCCAGCTTCCTGATAATAGCCGTCGAGATCCGAATACTTGGCACCGGGCAGTTCCTCGCCAGCAGCGCCATACTTCTCCAGCATCTCCCGCTCGTCGTCGGCCAAGTCTTCCAGTTCGCGTGGAGTAGGCGCGTGCCTAGCCCCCTTGCCAGTACGCCCAGTCTTTAACCCTCCCTCTCCCTTGTCTTGAACGCCGCCAGCACGCTTGCCTATGTCCTCGAACAGTCGCACGTTCTCACGGGATCCTTTGAACTGTCCCTCAGCCTCGTCCACGTCACCGTCGAGCGTCGCGTACGAGATAGTATGCGCCTTGCCCGTCTCAGGGTCGGGTGCATCAAGCCTCTTGCTGACGTCTGCGAATTCACGCTTGAAGTACGACTTGGCCGCGTCGTTGATTGCCTGGACGCGCTGCGCGATGGCTTGGCGGGTGCGTTCGAGGGAGTCGGCGAGTTTGGTTCGCTTGACTTCGACTTTCTGCTGGCGGTCAACCAGATCGTCATGAGCCTTGCGCGCCGAGGTAACAACGGTATCCCCCTCGACAAAAGGTTCTTCGGCGTTGGCTTCACGCTGCGCGGCGGCGGTAGCGCTTTTGGCCTGCAGTCGTGCCGCCTTGTTGTCGGCGTCTATTTTCTCCTGTGCGGCTCTGTTGGCCTCGTCGACCTTGCCGCGCGCCAGCAGAGTGGCCTCGTCGGCTTTCTGGTTGGCTGCCAGCGTCTGCTCGCGAGCCTCGTGCGCCGCCTCAGCCTGCTTCGTCACCTCCGTCTTCACCTGCCGCTCGCCAGCCCCGACGACGTTCTGCGCGGCCTTGCGCACGCCTTCCGGCACCTTGCCTACCCGCTCTGTCAGCGCGCTTCCTACTGCTTCCTGAACCTTTCCGGCACCGTGGCTGACTGCTGCTACCGCCCCCAGCCCCAGCAACGACCCTACGAGGTTCTGCTTGGCTAGCCTGGGGTCCGTCTTGGCGTCCTGCTGGTACTGGTCGTAGAGGTTCTTAGGAAGTTGCGTCGGGTCGATCAGGTCGAGGAGTTCGTTGGAGTTGCCGGTTTCGAGGCTGCGGCGGTAGGCGGAGGCCACGTCGGCAACGTAGCCGGGGGTCGCGTAGAGGGTGCGACCAGCAGCGCGGAGAGCATTGTTAATGTCGGAGCGCGCGGGGGCAGCGGGGTTGGTTGGCTCGGGCTGGAGCGCGCCCGTGACTGCCTTCCCGGCGCGCTCCAGTACCGTCGGTCCCTGCCCCTCGTGCGTCTGGTCCTTGTGGTAGCGCGCTTCCTCGTCGGGGTGGAGGCGGTAGCCGGCGGCTTGGGCCTCGGTGATCTTGCTGTAGGGGACGGCGATCTCTGGCTTGGTAGGGATGCCTTCGCGCTCGTCGTAGCTGCCCATGCGGTAAAGGCCCTCGCCGCGGGGGTTGGCAGTGAGGGAGGCTGGGGCGGCGGCGAAGGAAGCGGAGGAGGCAGAAGTCCCACTGGTGCCAGTCGCGGGAATAGCCTTCTCCAGCACCTGCCTCAACCCCTTCTTCTGTTCAGGACTCATCTTGCCCAGAAGGGACTTGCGGCGCTCGGGAGAGAACCCCTGCCATGCTTCGGCAAGGCGAGAGTAGTCTTGGGCGGGTGAGGGAGAGGAGGTAGGCGCTGCAGGCGCGGCGGATGTGGATGAAGGCGTGGTCGCAGTTGTCGTACTCGCCGTCTGGTCCTGCGTCGGGTCTGCGACTGGCGCTGTTGCCGTTGCGACTGCCATTATTGCACCTTCGGGACTGACAACAGGAACTCGTCGTCGGTCATCTCGTGAGCAGGTTTGGCAGCAGGCTTAGCAGCAGGCTTAGCCGTGCCGCCCTGCGCTTCCACCGTCGCTGCCGCCGTCGCCCTCGGTGCCAGTTTCTGCGCTCCCGACATATAATTCGCCGTCGCCTCGTTGGACCGCTTCGCTGCCTGCTTGATAATCTCGGCCATCTGAGCGCGCTGGTTATCGTCGTACAACGTGCCCTTGCCCCAGCGCTGGACGTTGGCCTGCGCGGCGTCGGCCCACCCACGGGCGTGCTGGATTAAGTCCTGTTCCTGCTTGGTGAACCGAATGCCGGAGCCGGAGCCGGGGTCAGCCGACTTGGCCACCTCGAAGAAGGCCAGCGTCAGCGCGACATCGCCGGGGCCGTCGGGATGCTTGGTGTAGGTGTCAGCGGCTTGGGCAGTGGACTGGATCTTGAGGTCCGGGCCTAGCTCCTTTTGGATCTTTTCGAATTCGGCGAAGTCGGTGGATGACTGGCGCAGCGCAAGGTTGGCAGCAGCGATATTGGAGTTGCGCTGGGCGAGGGCGAACCGTCGGTCAGCCAGAGGATTCTTGGCCGAGAACCTATCTTGGTCGTAAGCGCGGATCGTGTGCCAGTCGTTCGGGTCAAGGTGATTGGTCTGTGCGAACGCGGACAGCCCCTGCGCCCACTCAGAGTTAGCCGTTTTTGGTGGAGGAGGCGTGTAGTTCTCGGCTGGGCGCGCTACGATCTGGTTCGTCCGCTTGTCAAGAAAGCGCTGCTCGTACTGGCCGGTCTGCTGGTTCTTATAAGGGGTTTTGTCGAGGGGTATCCACGAGCCAGCGCCCGTGGTACGGCTAGGGTCGGTTAGCGCGGTGTCGATCTGGTCGAGTTGGTGACTGCGTTCGTCGTCCGAGAGGTTAGGGTCGGTGGCCACGTGCATCCGGCGCTGTTCGAGTTCGGCTTTGGTGCCTGCTGCGGTTGCGGTAGCGGTGGCTGCGAATTGCGCTGCCCCTTGACCCTGCCGCTGCTGATACATCGCGCGCAGTTGCTCCGGTCGCGCGACCTGGTAGAACGCCTGCGGACCGAGTTGCTGTGCTGCCTCGGAGTACGCGCGCAACGCCTCGTCCGGCTCGTCGTGGTTGAACATGCGCTCGAGCAGGTTCTTCTTCTCCTTCTGCTTGCCTGTTTTCTTATCTGTGGTCAGGGGAGGGAGGTAGGACTGGATCGCGTTCTGCGTGGCTTGATGTACAGCGAGGAGCTGATTATGCAACTGCTTGACCTTGGGATCGGCGAGGATCTTGTCCGGCGTCATATCAGGCGACGACGACCCAACTTCGTTGTAAGCGTCGCGGTACTGCTGGCCGAGATCCTTTTCGAGATTGGACAGCGCGCCTAGTTTCTTGTTGAATTGCTGTGCCTTCTGTAACCGCGCCGAGTCATACCCCTTGATGGCACCGCGCAGGACCTGGTCGGCCATGTAGGCGATGGCGCCGCCCTTGCTGACGGCGCCGAGGTCCTGCGGGCCGGGCTGAGAACGGTCTTCGAGGGGGTGTTGCGAGGGGGTCTGGACTTCAGGCAGGGACAGAGGCTGGTAGGGGGAGTCGGCAGGGGTCAGGGAGGGAAGGGCGGCGGCGGAGGTAGCAGCGGACTGGTCCCCTGCGCCCGGCACCGCTTGCGCTGGCAACCTGCCTAGAGTCTCCAATGGGACCGATGCGATTTCTGGTGTTGCCATTTAACTGCCTCCTTGCTGCGCCTTGCCTCCGCCTACCTAGCCTGCCCCGTCCTCTAAGCGAACAGCGAACTGAACCCGCCCGCCGCCCCAGCCGCCCCGAACAGCGACCCGCCCAGACTGGCAACGTCGCCGATTCCGCCCCCGATCGCCCCCAACGTCTGCCCCTTCTGCTGGATGTGCTCGTTGACGAGGTTGGAGTATTGCTGGCCAGCGGCGCTGCCAGCCGAGATAGCTGTACTGGCTGCTCCCTGTCCCAGTCCGACGCCCTGTCCGCCGAGTTGGCCGAGCGCGTTGAATGCGCCAGTATAGCCTTGGCTGGCCAGCGATCCCAGTTGCGCGCCTTGATTGACATCGACTTGCTGCAACGCGAGGTTGCGCTCGCCTCCGGCTGGCGTAGTGTTGAGGATGTTCTGCTTGGCTCCAGCAGAGGCGGCGGTTACCTGTTGCGCGGCGGGGGCGGTGACAGCGGAGATGAGGTTAGGCGAACCCGAAGCCAAAGCCTCGTAGAACGCATTACTTTGCTGTAAGCCCGGAAATGCCAAGTTAAACAGTTGTTGACTCTGACCACCCTGCTGATTTAGCAAGCCAGTAAGTTGCGTTGCAAGACCTGCTTGAGCATCTTCCAACTGTTGGTTAGAGCCTCCGCCACTCTTTCCCCCGCCCATAGCCAAACCTCGCGCTGGCAGGATACGGCAAGGAAAGCGGTAAGGCTAGCAGAAGTCAGGATCGTCTGGCGAGGGAGGTCGGGCTGTCCAATGCGTGACGGTACATTGGTACCGCTGGTCCATCCGGCAATGCCAGCCTCGGTCGTCGTGGAAGCCGAAGTCCAAGGTGGGGTGTTCCGGGGAGCCGTCGGGGTAGCGACGCTCGACCCAGAGCAGGCAGAGTTCTTGGTAGTCTTGGGCGGGAGGGTGCGAGGCAGAGACCCAGCGATAACGACGTTCGATCATAAGGAGGCTCCGGTGTTGCCAGTGCTGCTGCTGCTGTATCCGCTCGCGTCGCCGCCCCGCACCGCCTCCAGCACCGCTCGCAACCGCGCCTCGAACTCCTCCCGCAGCAAGGTCGACACCACTCCTGCCACCAACGCCCCGCCCGGCTCGCCCGACATGCAAGCTGGCATTGTGCCGAGGTCGCGGAACCCGAACTGCCGGGTCCAGCGCGCCGTGAGGTGGTTGGTGGCTAGGCGGGACCCGTGCAGCGCGCAAAGGTGGAAGGTATGAAACAGCCACGCCAGCCCGAGGTACATCAGGACGGTCTGCTGCGGCGTGCGCCATGCCTCGGAGAAGATGGTGTAGCCGGCGAAGACGGAGTTGGAGGGAGTGCCTGTGAGCGAGAGGGGGGACGTGATGGGAGGGGCCGAAGGGAAGCAGTAGCCAAGAGGGTGGAAGCGCGCGGGGTAATCCTCGTACTGGACCGTGCCGTCGTCGGCGATGCTGGCACGGGTCTGGTCCGAGCGCCACTCGCCGACGACGCAGACCGCGCGCTGGCTGAGGTATGAGCAGACGGCGTCCGGTCCAAGATTGGTCATGCCGCAGAACAGCGTCGGCAGTGGTCCGAGCGAGGCGCGGTTCAGCAGGTCCAGTGGGAGAGGATGACGCTTCCCTGAGAGGCGGGAGCGCTCGTAGAGACTGTACAGCCAAGGTTGTGGAAATAACTCGGCAGCATCGGCGCGGCGCGGATCATACAGGATGGCTTGGCATCTTCCCCAGCGGAACTCCCCCTGCGCAACGAGCGCGATGGGGTCAGCGAGGTCGGCTGAGGGGGAGAGGAGGAGGTCGTCAACGCTTGCCACGAAACTTATCCAGTATTTCTTGTGGGAGCCTGTAGATAGGAGACACCCAACCGAAACAAACCACTTTGCCATCCGCGTCCACTTCAAGTAGAGGCGTGAGTTCAGGATGACGTTCGAGGTCTTCCTTGATGGAGGTCGGCTTGGACTGGTCTTCTGGCACGCGCTAGTTCCTGTACGGCCCTTGCGGTCCCATCCCCGGTGGCACTCCCGGCACCCCGGAGAACGCCGACTGTTGCCGCTGCTGCATCAGTTGCTGCAACTGGATCGCGCCCTGTTCCAAGGTCGCCGAGGAGTTCATCAGCGCGGCGGAAGCCGGATTGGCTGCTGAGATGACTTTGGAGCGCAGGCATTCGGCCATCAGTAGGTTGATGAACTGAGCCAGCCGCGCCAGCATCTGTACGATCTCGGCTGGGGACGGGTCGGACGTGATGGCGAACTCTTCCGAGTGCAACGTTTCTTTCAGTGGCAGGGGCATAACGATGCGAGGCTTGTCTTGCGAGTCGTCCATTAGTGGGGTCTCCTTGGTGACAAAGGCGATACAGGTACAGGTAGGATGTTACATGGCGGCGTGTAAGAATGCAAGTTGTATAATGGGGACAGGCCGTAAAGCGCTGTAGGAGGCGCTCCACATGAACCTGCTTGAACAGGAAACCCACCCCATTTTCAATATACCCTACGGACTTTGCCATTGCGGTTGCGGTGAGAAAACAACGCTTGCTCCCCATAGCGCTTCGAGAGGTGGATGGATAAAAGGACAACCCATTCGCTATCTCGCAGGACATAATAAAAGACTAAGAAGACCGCCTTTAGATGACAAGCTATTTGTTTTTAAAGGAGAATTATGCCGAAGGATATCACTAGGTAAAGTACACACGATAGTTAGCGAAGCGGACTACGACTTCCTCATGCAGTGGACATGGAAATCGTCTGGACCAGCAAACGGTCCTTATTATGCCCACTGTTTAGACTATGAAACCAAGAAGACCTATAGAATGCATTGTCTGATTGCTAAGGCTCCAGAAGGCTTAATGGTAGATCATCGTAATGGAGACACCCTCGACAACAGAAGATCAAACTTGCGTCCCGCGACTCACAGTCAAAATTGCGCAAATCAGCGGGTTAATAGACTTAACACTAGTGGGCATAAAGGAGTTTCGCGCTATAAAAATGGGATGGAAAGTAAGAATTGGGTATCAAGGAACCTCTATATATTTAGGTGTATTTGTACACTTTGCGGATGCTGTTGAAGCGTACCGAAGGAAGGCGCTAGAACTGTTCGGAGAGTTCGCTAGGTTCTAAGAAACCCATCGCGTTACTTCATGCTCTGACACGTCGTGCCCAGCCTCCCAGTACCGCTCCACGCACTCAGCGCAGAAGTACACCCGGTTCCTACCGTCCCCAACCCGCCACGCTACCCGTCGCCTGCATCGGAACAGGTCGTGCGCGCAGCAGTGCGGGATCGTGCCGGGGAGGAGGTTTGGCTGGCCGTCGGCACGGGGAGCGGCGGTAGCAATGGCCCAGCGAAGGAGGGGAGAGAGACGGAGAGGAGCGCGCTGAATGGTAGCCCGGATTGCTGTTACGACGGTAAGGGTGCTCATTCTGATACCTTTAGTGGGACCTTCTCAAACCCGGAACCTTCCTCGAGTGGCTTGGCCTCCACTAAAACTGGTTCCCACAGCTGAAACGGCTGCGGCGATGTCACTACCATTCGCCATTGCCTGCACTTCCGCGCCGGGAACTGCACCCTGACCGTCGTCTTCTCCTCCTGCGCGATCAGGGTCGTCTGGTCGATGTAGTAGGGCGACGAGGAGCCGTCAGCGTAGAGCAGGATGGTCAGTTGCGCCGAGGCAAGGTAGTCAAAGTAAGCGTCCTTGACCAGTTTCAGCAGGTTGCTCGAAAAGGTCTGCCACCACGTATCGTAGCTCGTCCGGTAGTCCGCCAGCAGCACCGCGTACACGTCCTCTTGGTACAAGGTCGGTGCCACGGTCACCGCCATCGTATGCTGGATCGACATCGAATAAGACTGGAACCCCGTGGCCGTGTTTGTCGCTGAGGCTGGCGGGATCTGGTACTGCACCTTCGAGCGCTGCGAGCCGGTGTTGGCGGCGGGGAGCGGCAGCACGGCTGGCGGCTCTGTGTTGAAATAGAGCGTTGTCTGAATTGGCTGCCCTGCCGTCGCATAATCCCCCTCGAGCATATTCCATTGCTTAGGATGGTGGGGTCGGCCGAGGTCGCGGTACGGGGTCTGGATGGTGATGTTTATAGGGGTCTGGATGAGGCCGATTCCCGACACGTTCCAGCCGCCGTCGTCGTAGTCTCCGAACCAGTCTTGGCAAACAGCGTACGCGCCGAACCCGATCTGCTTCCCTAGCAGCAGTACGTTCGTGTCGCGCTCCCAGAGCATGGCGGTGGCCGGGACGTCGTCGATGCCGAACCGTCGGTAAGCGAGGTCGAAGCGCAGGCGGTACCGTCCAGCCCCGGGGGAGTCAGGCTGGGAGGCATTGGACGTAGCCGAGATGTACGACCCGTAGACTTGGTTCTGGTAGTAGCAGAGGATGTCCTGCGAGGCGTCGGCTGGGTTGGCACGGGGAGGGAGCAGGGGCGGGGAAGCGCGGAACAGCCATTCGACTGGGAGGGTCTGGTACTCGCCGTCAGCACCCGAGAACAACCGCCAGCCGTCCGCCGCCCTGTACATAATCCCGCCCGGCACGATCGTCCAGCCTTGAGACGCCACCAGCCCGTGCGCTGCGCCGGTCGGCTGCGCGTACGGTGTGCCTGACCCAACGACGATGTACCAAGTTTTCAGCGTGGCTACCACGAGGGTGCCGCGCCAGTTGATCGGGGCCATGATCGGGTCGTCGGGCGCTGAAACGACGAGGTAGTCCTCAGGGCCGAAGTTCTCGGGGTAGCCGGGCTTGCTGAAGGCGAGATTGGAGGGATTGAGAGGGTCGACCACCCAGACGCGGTTGTACGCGAGACAGCAGAGGGACGGATGCTGCCGCGGGACGGACGTCGCCGAGACCTGTTCCCCCGCATTGTGCTGCAAGCGCAGGATCGCCGTGAACTGGCCCGTGCCTCCTGCGATCACTAGTACCTCTTCCAGCGTGTCCGCGTCGCCGACCAGCACGGTCTGGTTGGGCACGAACACTGGAGCCGCACCCGTGGACAGATTCGTCACCGTCACCAACTGCGGCGCGAACGTTGAGAAGTAGGACTGCCCCGGGCCGGTCGTAGCAGCAGCCAGCGTCGTCTGAATCGGCTGCGGCAAGGTCGAGGTTACTGGAGGGTCGTTGTCGAGCGCCAGCGGCGTGGCCTGCAGCAGCGACGCATCCGGGATAACGTCCTTGTAGAAGAACTCGCCGCCGCCAGTAACGTTGGGAACTTGGTCAATCAGCAGCCAGTTGGACGAGAGGATGCCGCCGCGCCGATAGAAGCGCAGGTGCGTGACTTGAGGGTCAGTCGAGTATTGGCCTGTGAGCTGAGCGGCTTGGCGGAAGTAGAACGGGGCGGCAAGGGAGGCAAGGTAGCCAGCAGCCGCATTGAACTGCTGTTCCGGCGACGGTGACGACTCAGTCCCAGTGTTGGCGTTGTAGTAGGTGTAACGCCAGTCGTATCCCACGCCGCCGAACGACGACGGTCCGTACCCCCATTGCAGATACAGCCCGTTCAGCGCCACCGTGCTTGACCCGCCACCTGTGACCGCCGTCGCTGAAGTCTCCACCACGACCTGCCAGCCCGTGATGTTCCCCCAGTCCAAGCCCGATTGTCCAGCGTTACCTACGGGAAGGAAATTGCCGCGCGGGATCAGCACCGCCACCCACGCGCCGGGACCCGTCGAGAAGTTGGACGGCTGGAGTTGAGCGGTGGTAGAGCCGACCGGCTGGCCCGTCAGTAGCCCCAACGTATCAGCGAGGATCTGGTTCTGCGTCGTCTGGTAGGCCGACAGTTGGTTGGTCAGGTTGCCTTGGTAGTACGCGGGAGAGATGGTAGCAGTGTAGTAAGACGAGGTGTACCCAGAACTATTAACGTCGAACTGCAACTTGATCGACGCGATGTTAGCCGGTGATCCCACTTGTATAGTCAACACGATCAGGTCGGCGGACGTAACCTGGTTGTTCTGCGAGAGGTCAAACGGGGCAGTAACGCCGACTGTGGCTGTGGAGTTCGTAGCTACAGTCCCGGTCCACGCGCCGATCGGGAACGAGGTCGCAGTGTTCAGCACCGGCTGGTAGAATCCCCACGCCGAGAGTTGCGCGGGGTACGGCGTCGAGTACAGGTTGGTCAGTATGCAGTCGGACGGCCCAGCGGCGGCATTGCCCCGCACCGCCCCTCCCAACGCATTCACATACACAGGCGACGGCGACGGCGGCGTAACGAAGAAGTTCTGCGGTCCGCCGGAGTTGCTGATGTAGTAGTAGCCATCGACTAGGGGGTTGGAGGATGCATAGATGGCGACGCCGGTGCCGGGAGACCAGCCCATAGCAGCGCTCGTGGTAGGTTCGTACTCCGTATAGATGCCAGCAGACAGCCCAGCCGACTGCACGCTGGTCAGCGGCACGTTCACTGTAGAAGGCACAGTCAGGTTCGACAGGATGCCATTGCAGACCAGTCCGAAGATCCCAGCCGGGACGACGGTCGCCTGAATGAGGGAGACGAAGGAGGCGTTGGCGCTGAAGGCTGGATTAGTGCCTGAGGTTATGGTAATGGTGGACGTGTTCCTGACTTGCAGCAGGTCGAGGTTGCTGACGCCGGGGATGTGGACGATGGTCGGGGTCGCATATCCGTAGCCTCCAGCCGTAGAAGGGGAAGTCGCCGAGTAGAACGGCGTCCAAGTCGTGCCGCCGTCGATGGAGTATTCCAGCAGCAGCGAACCGTTACCGACCACGAACGACGCTGGCGCATAGTCGCCGCTCACGTCCACGGCCAAGGTTACTGTCTGCCCACCGACGGATACAGACGGAAACCCAGAGTAAACCTGCTGTACCGACGACGTGCCGACGGAGTTCCGCGACACCGTCAAGTCGCTGCCAGCGATCGTGTACGAGACTGCGGCGAGGCCAGTGAACTGCGGGAAGTCCGTGATGGTCTGAGCGTTGTTGACACGGATCGTAGTGATTGGCTCGTGCGCCCACCCGCCGGAGAACCCCGAGGTCGAATAAGCATTGGCAGAGGAGAAGTTGTCTATCAGGGTCAGCAGCGGTGCGTAGGGACGGGAATTGAGCGTCTGCGCAGGCGGGTCGATCCCCCAGAGCTGCGGCGCGGTCAGGGTGGTCGGCGAGTCCTTGATCGACGCGGCTTGGTCAGCGATGAACAGGTAGGGCTGGGCGGTCTCGAAACACGAGGCGACGACTGACTGGAACGGCTGACCGGAGAGACCGGAGTAGACCTGGGTGAATGCTCCGCGCGCCTCCCCCGGGATGCGCCAAAGGTTGCCATCTGCTGTAGCGGCATAGCGCCACGACGGTGCTGGCGTTCCTCCTGCGGCATAAAGCAGCCTCGCCAACGACACCACCGGAGAGGTAAAGAAATAGTTGGTCCCTGTATGGCCGATGTTCGTGCGGTTGATAATGAGGGTGCCATAACGCGACGAGATCGATCCTTCCGACCTCTCGAAGCAATTCATGTTGAGCAGGTAAGATTCTTCGGGCGCGCGATCGATTTCGCTGCGAGCAGAAAGTCCTTTAGAGCTATATACGTAGGGCTTAGGCGCGTATTGCTCGTCCGAGGGCATCGCGGGTAAGTGTAGCGCAGGTCAGGCGGTAAGGCGCGGGGGAAGTTGGGGCGCGGAGGGCGCTGCTGCGGCTACTACTCCTGTCACTACCACCCCAGCGCGATCCAGAACGCCCCCGCTCCAGTCCCGTTATTGGCCAGCGAGAACGCAGCCGCCGTCGGCAACGTGGGCACGTACGTAATCCGATCCACCGGCCCTGTCGTTATCGCAACCAGCGACTGACACGCATTCGGAAACGCGCCCCCCGGAAAAGCCATCGGGAACACCGCCGTGTCCATGTTGGCGATCAGCCCGAACTTCACCACGAGACCAAAGAGAGTGAAGGTGTTGGCCCCGGCGTAGTTCGTGGCTGGGACTGAGGCGATAGCGGTCTGGATAGTGCCAATGGCCTGCGAATTAGCGACCGACTGCCCGTAGGCATACGACAGCCCCTTAAGCGCGTACGGCTTGCCTACGTCGAGCTGGGACTGCTGAGCCGCGTAGCCGAAGTTGGAGTTAGCGTGGCCAGCAGAGACGGCGTCGGTAGGCGAGGTAGGAGGGCCGAGGCCGGATATGGCCCCGCCGCGCACGTCTATGCCTGAGGGAAGGATGGCCGGGCCGCCAATGCCGAGTAGGGAGTTGAGCGTGGTGGTGATCTGGGACAAGGTCTGGTTGAAGAAGGAGACCCCGGCATCGGAGTGGAACTGGGACTTGTCGAACGGGGTGAACTGAACTGGTAGAGGCGAGGCTGGTTTGGGTGGTGGCATGACAGCAGTAATCCTCCTTCTTCTTCCTCGTCCCCTAGCACGACAACGTCAGCAGCCCGTTCAGCATTCCCAGCCCACAGACCCAGTGCGGGAACAGCGGGTCCGCGCCGTTGGTGGCCGAGATGGGCTGGTAGCCGTACGCCGTAGCGCCTGAGGCCGAGGCGACGAAATTCGCGATCACCGGGGCCATACAACTGGGGACAGAAGCGGCGCTGCCACAGGACGGAGCGCCGGGCACAGCTGGCGCAGCGAACGCAGGCGACACCCCAGTATGGTTGGTCCCGAACGAGAACCCTGTGCTGCTACTGGCCCCGGTGTCGTTCCCGCTGACCGTGTTGATCCAGTTGTTGGCGACGGTGTCCGAAGCGCCGCCAGTAAAGACATAGATGCCGTAGAGGGAGTTCGACGTTGGGCAGGCGGTGTTGCGGTTGGTCTGCACGATGTTCCACTGGTATGCGACGTTCAGGCCGGTGTTGATGGTGAGGTCGGCGCACAGGGTCGTAGCGCCCATCGTCGTCGACGTCGAGTTCCCCCAGTACGTGTTGTACTGCTGGTATATCGGCGCGTGACAGCCCCCAGCGGAATTGTTCTGGACCTCGGACCCGCGCCCACCGTTGCCAAGGAAGAAGTTGTCGAACACGTAGGCTTGCTGGCAGTAGGGCGCGGACAAGGTTTGGGAGCCGTCGAACGTGTCCATTTGCAGACCGTCTCCGCCGACGTTGGGCGCGCTCGCGCAGGTCGTCGGCTCAACGTTCGCGTAGGAGAAGGAGTTGGCAATGAAGATGTGCGTGCCGGTCGCGGTGTCCGCCTGCACTGGCTCGTACGGGCTGATCCCCGAGTAGCAGTTGGTCGTCCCCTGCGCTGCCGCGTAAGCTACGGAACCAATAACCGCAAAATAATCCACACCGTTTGAACCATTCGGAAAGCTGCCAAAACCACCCAGCTGAGCGCCATTACATATATCGTTAGCAAAGACCACTTCACGAATGTTGGCAGCGCCCGCCGGAGTCGCGTCGAAGCAGCCGTTCGCGCCCGAGGCAGCAGCGTTAACTTCCCAGCCATAGACACCCCAGTACGATTGTTGCACCAGCACGCCGTAGTGGCCAGAGGCCGCGGTGATCTTGCAGCCGTCGAACGTGGCGCACAGGAGCCATGCGACGCGCGAGGTGGAGTTGCAGGTGACGGTGCCGAAGGTTTCCTGCGAGGAGTAGGTGCCGGCGGAAGCGAGGATGACGTCGCCGCAGTTCAGGGCGTGGTTGGCAGAGAGCCACGGGGAGGCGAGGGTGCCGGGGTTGCCGTCCGAGCCGGTGGTGGCCATGTAGTAGGTTCGGGAGGGAGTGGGGGAGGAGGCGAGGGAGGCGATGGAGAACTGCGCGTCCAGTCCTATGCATGCAAGCGACAATCCCAGCGCTACGCCAACGAGTGTAACTAGTCGCATGTCACCTAGCCCCCACGTTGAAGGTAGCGTTTGATGCAGTCGTCACGTTTACTGGTCCAAGGTTGCATAACTTCCAAGTCACGGTATTCGCAGTCGGCACCGGGAAAAAGACCAGTGACCCACCGCCGGTCGTGCCCCAACCGGACACCACACTAAGATCAGAGTTAGGCGTGAAAGTTATGATTGATTTCGTATCGATGCCGTTGATGGTTAGGGTATTGGGTCCTATGCACGTGCCAGTGTTGATCGTCTGCGCGGTGATCGTGATCTGCTGGTTCTGGCCTGTGGGGAAGTAGGTGCAGTCATAAGCGACGATGGCAGCAGTGACGCTGGAGTTGTTCGACGGACAGCCAGTGGTTCCAGCGAAGTCGTAGTGCGTCGTGTACTGGCCAGAGAGATCGCGCGGGGACGTGATGGTGGTGTCGAACGCCCCAGTGGAGTTGTCGAACCGGTACACCGTCCCCACCAAGTAAGCATAGAACCCGTCGAAGAAATTGACCCAGCCATGCCCGTTGGTGTCCGATGATACCTCCACCCCCTGCGTGCAGTTCTGCGTAGCCACCCCGCCGTTGCAAGTCGTTACGGCAGCATACGTGGAGTTGTCCTCGACCTCGTCCCGGGCGATCACGGCGTGCGACTTCTCCAGCACGATCCCGGTGGCAACGTTGTTGACCGGCGCGGAGATGTCATAAGTGTCAGCCCCGCACAGGTACAGGCCGACCGCGTCCGTTATGCGCGACCCGGGGTTGGGCGAGATGTAGTCGCGCTTGCCGATAATGGAGATACGAGAGGACCCGCCGCCAGAAACGCACCAGCCATGAATCCCGACGAGGTTCCCCGGCAGGTAAACGTCCTTGATCGTGCCGTACTGCGTGTAGCCGGTGCCTCCGTCGAGGGTGATGCCGTCCCCGCCGTAGGCAATGGCATAGGCGGTGGATGAGGCAAGGTTGCCAGTCGGGAAGGCGCTGGAGCAGAGCGTGAGGGACGTCGTGGAGCCGAACCCGCAGATCTCGGCGCGCGTCGTCGTGGTCCCCGAAGTGACCTCGATGAACCCGTGGACCATGGCCGCCGTGAAGGTGGTACCGGAACCAGTGACAGTGGCGCCGCTGGACGAGATCGTCCCAGTCGCGTAGGAAGCCTGCCCCGAGAACCCAGTAACGAGCAGGTCCTCCAAGGCCCAGCCCGCCGTCTGCGTCAGCCGGATCCCCGTCGTGCACGTGGTCGAGGCGGTGCATTGCAGTTGAAGGTGGCGAATGGAAGGCCCGTTAAAATGTTCGTTGCCGGACCCTGTCGTGTTGTCGTACCAGATTCCGTAAGTGTTGCCGGAGCCGTTCGTTTGGAGAACCGTGTTCCAGCCGTCGCCTTCGATAGTGAGATTCTTGCAGGTGGTGTTGGTCGCGGAGATCAGGATGCCGGAGTTGATCTTGTAGGTGCCCGCGGCGAGGTGGATACGGACCGGAGTGCTGGAGGCGCAGAGGGCGGTGATTTCAGTATTGAGGATCGTGGAGGCGTCAACGGAGCCGGTGTTGTCAGCGTTGCCCTGCTGGTGCGCTTCCCACGTGCCGGTGGTGGTAGGGGTGACGATGGTGGGGGTAGCGCTAGAGTCTACCTGGACAGTGTCGTGCGTGTCCGTGGCCGTGGGAAAGCTGGCACCGCCTCCGGAGTAAACAGGGATGTTAAGGGTCCCCGCTGAGAAGGTGGCCGCGCCCGAGGTGCCAGTGGTCGTGAGGATGAAGGGAGCGGACCAAGATCCGTCCCCGCGCCAGAACGTCGTCACGGAGGCTCCAGTGCCAGAATTAAGATTGCCTACTGGAAGATTGCTGGTGACGCCGCCCGCTGCGGAGGAGGAGAGAATGATAGGCGGGATATCGTCGCTCACGAGCGCGCGCCACATGCCAGTGCCGGAGACAGCATCAGGCGAAGCATAGACGTAGTTGGGCAGTTGCGTGCCGGAGAGGTTGGTGGCCGTGGTAGCGTTGCCTGAGACGGTGGCAGTGATGGTCCCGAGGACAGTAAAGGAGCCGGTGAAAGTCTGCGTCGTCGCGTTCAGCTTGGCCCAGTTCGCTGAGGCCGTGTCAATCGTGGTGGCATTGGCGTTCAGCGGGATGTTCCAGAAGGTGTAGTTGGGCGGAGCGAGCCACAAGTTTAAATTCGCTGTGCACGCCACGCCACCGCCGGGGGAGCAAGACTGCGCTGCGCCGACACTAAGGCAGATAGTGGCAAGGATCAGCAGACTAGCAAGACGCTTTGTAACGGACATCAGAACATACCTCCGGCAGCGGCTCCTGCCTTGCCTACCTTTTCCACTACATTTTTGAGGAACCTGTCGAGTAACATCACGCCGAAATCGAAGCGGCCCTTGCAGTACCTCGCCATCGACGGCGACCTCTGAACTCCGTCCTTCGTCCATGCATATTCCAGCGCTTTATACTTGATGTAAACAACGCAAGCGTCCGGTACCATAAACCCGCTTAGCAATCCCAGACTCTCACTCCCCCTGACCGAGCACAGCAGTTCCACGAAGTAATTCCCTTGCGGAGGCGGCGCGACTCCCCAGCCGTAGATTCCGGTCCGATCCTCATACCACTGCAACGGCTGCGGACCCTGCGACGACCAATTGGGCTGATTCATGGACAGCGTTTCCTGACTGCTCTCGTACAGGCGGGTCAGCACGGAGACGCCGACTTGCCCTGTGTTGAGCAGCGGCAGGACGTCCGCGCCGGACTGCGCCCAGCCGATCGTCGCCGCGCCCGAGGGGCCACCGTAGCCGCCGCTGCCGTAGCCTCCGCCGCCGTAGGGGGACCCCGGCTGCTCCGTAGTGGCGCTGATGAGGGTAAAGGTGGCTCCGCCTGCCGAGTCGAACGACGGATCGGACACGCCGAATATCTGAATAGGAAGGCCAGCGGTAAACGAGTACGGAGGCAACGTGACATCGACTGCGGTCGTGGCCCAGACTATCCCGGCCTGCCGGTAGATCGAAACGAGGTTGACGAACTGGAGGGACTGGATGGCCACGCGTTCCAGTTCGATGGCGGTCGGGGGGAGAGTCTGGTACGGCTGGCCAATGAGCAGTTCCTGCAGCGGGAACAGTTGGAGGATGAGAGGGACCTTGGTCAGCAGTTCGTTCTGCGCTTGAGCAATGTAGCCGATGATTTCGGATTGCGTGAAGATGGGGTCGGTCGGCTGCTGGGTGGGGAGGGTGGCAGCGAGGACCTGTTCGCCGGGGGAATGCGCGGAGACGGTGTTGGCAACGAAGTAGGCGGAGAAGACCGAGATGACGGTAACGACTTCCGCATCGGGAGACTGCCAGCCGACGACCACCAGCGCACCGGGATAGAGGTAGTCGGAGAGTGGGAGGGCTGAGGTGATGGGGATGACGGTCGAGGGACCGGGGGAAGGAGCGGCTGGGACGGCGGCGGTCAGGACAGTGAGGAGGTACGGCTCGACGAGGTGGTTGCTGATCTCGAGCAGAAGGTCTACGACTTGGCGTTGGCCGATGGGCATGGCTGACGCGGGACAGGATACCAGCAGCGAGGCGGTAAGCCTATTGCAACTTACTGTCCTCTGCTGTCCTCTGCCTCGTCCCCTAACCCTGCGCCGACGCCCTTCGCATCTTCCGTTCCTCGTTCCGTCGCACCGCCGCAGCCTTGGCCGTCTTGGTCAGCGGCTTCTTCTTGTGGTCGGTGACGCCGATGCCCGGGAGCTTGACAGCGCGACGGTATTCAGGCGCGGCAGTAGCAATGACAGTAGCCGCGCCACCGTCCGCCGCGGCAGCTAGCGCCTCTTTCTCCGCGCGCTCAACTTCAGCAGGCGGCGCAGGCAGCGTCCCGCGCCCCATGCAATGCCCGCAAGGCTGTGACCGCTCCGCGCCCTGACGCACGCTGAGACTGATCCTGCCCGACCCTTCGCACCTGTGACAGAACTTGGTCCAGTGCGACGAGAAGCAGAACTGGCAGACCCGGCCGGGGAGCACGGCGAGGCAGGGACAGCGACGGTAAGGGGAGAGGGGGGAGCCGGGGAGGGCGGGTGGGGCGGGGGAGGAGGAAGGAGTGGAGGAGGAGGAGGTAGGAGTGGTAGTGGTAGCAGATTTGGTGGCTGACCGCGCTTGCTCTGGAAACTCGTGCTCGTTGGTCAGCGCGAATGGGGTAGCGGTCGAGGAGGCCATTGCTTCATCGTCGTCAGTCGCATCGACAGGTTCAAAGTCATCGTCGAAGTCTCCTTCTTCCTGGTCGTCGTCTTCCTCGTCTTCTTCCTCCGCGCCCGCCAGTATCGCTTCCGCCGCGTCTAGCACTGCCGGGTCTACTTCAGGTACTGCGCTATCATTGCCAATAGTCGCGTCAGCCATCCTTGCCTCCTTGGAACTACTGAGAGTAGGGTAGCCTGTTACACGAGGGGATGTAAAGGGTTATCGGCGGGAGGTTGTGGAGGGAGCGGTAGGCGCGCCTATGGCCTTGGTCCAGACGAGGGAGTCCCTGCGGTCCTCGATCTGGCTAAGGCGCTGGCCGATCTCGAGGAATGCCTGATAGAGGGCGAATCCTTCCTGCGCGTCTTGACCGACCTCTTTCAGGCGGCAGTAGGCTGCGGCATACAGTTGCAGCGCTTGGTCGATCTCAGTATGGAACGGACTCTGTTCCTGCCCGGAAGGGGGCCACGATGTCAGGATCGGATATTGAATTCCACTCACAATCACTGTTATTGGCTGAACGACTGCGGGATGGATTATAAACGTGGTCAGCCCTAAAGGAGCCCACCGTGCCGGAGAACCTGCTCTATCGCTCTCCCATGAACTGCTCCAACTGCCGCAAACGTAGTCCAAGGAGTGCAGGCTAGTTTTCCATAAATTGCTGAGTGTGGAGCGTATATTGGTTATTACTAGCATGTTAGGAGGAAGCGGTTGCCAGACCGTGTTGGGCACTAAGGTCACAGGAAGATTGACAATCTGGGTCGGTCTTCCAATGATCAGCATTAATTCGCTTATGGCCTCGGCCAGGGCGGCGTAAATCTCGAATTGTGTACTCCAAAATATCCCTAACGGATCCTGTAGTCTTGCCTGAACTTGAGGCGCTAGTTGTGAAATATTGGATGTCACCAACTAGCACCTCCCACACCGCACCATGGCCGACCTGACCATAACGTGCCACGCCCGCCCCAACCCGACCTGAACACACCAAGCCTCAGCCAGCCGTGATGGCCCAAGTATAAATTAAATGGTCAGTAGTGAGGGAAGAAACTGTTGTCCGTTCGTTCCTTGCAGCCACACTCTTTGACTTTCGACGCAGTTGCCCAACGCCGGATTTCCAAGTACATAAATACCTTGCGCTTGGATCTGTGCCACCAACGTGGTCGAGGTAGCCGACACCGTGTCATCCTCGCCAAGGTTCAGCAGCGCGTTGCCGTTCTGCACCACGGCCTGACCGCACGGAATCGCCAGCACCGCCCACTCGGAGGCGTTGTGTCGCTTCTGCAAGCCGTTCACGGTGGCCGTGTTGGCAGCCGTGTTGACCGCGGAGATGACGCCGCCGTCCGGGGGAGTGGTCGTGGGAGCAGAGACTTGGCCGAACGCCGAGGTGGGTCCGATAAGGATGCGATCGCCCACGCGGAACAGGTTGGCAGAGAGGGACAGCACGGCTTGCGACGGCTGCGAGGCCACGTCGATCCGGCCTGTCTGGAGGTCGGGGTTGATGTAGACGGGCGCCGTGATGGTGGTCCCGAACGCCGGCTGAGCGCTGCCTGAGAGAGTCTGGAATCCGAATCCTCTGACCGACATCGGTTAGTACCTCCGGCGCGACGAACGAGTAGTAGAAGGAGTGGCCGGAGCAGGCCCGGGAGGCGCGCAGCACGACTGCGAGAACGGCGACTTGGTGTTGTCCTGCAAGCCGTCTTGGCGCGTCTTCTCTTCAGCGGACAGAGCAGGCCACGGCAGGCCATCAGCACGCTCGCTGACAGCACGGTCCAGCGGAATGCGGTCAGCACGCGGCAGGCTGTCCCCCTCGAACACCATTCCGCCGCGCCCGTTGCCGAGCGAGTTCAGCATGCGCTCGCGCGTGCGCTCGACGAGCGAGTCCGGCGGCGGGACCTGCTCGTAGTTGCCCGTGCTGCGATTGTAGGCGTAGCGCTCGGAGACTGGCGCGAGTTGGGAGGGCGGCGGTTCGAATTCGACCTCGTCGTGGGAGTTGCAGGAGGTCGGGATGCCATTGAGGTCGGCGTAGGAGCGGAACATAACGTCGCGGGGGTCGGTCGGCAGGGACATAGGCGCGGACTCCTTGATGGGCGCAGTATACGGCAGGGGGAGCGGTAAGGCTATCAGGCTCCTTGCTACAACTCCCCCGTCTCCCGCATCTCCCTGATCAGCCCTTCAGCCACCTCTGGGTAAAGCCACCCGCCCTGTTCCGTCGTTTGCTCCAGCAGGTCCTTTGGCTGGTGCTGCGGCGGCTTGTCGAAGTCGGCCTCGCGCTCGTTGGCTACGAGGGAGCGGAAGTGGTAGCGGCGCTCGGCTTCGCGGAGCTGGCGCAGCGAGGAGACTTCCAGAGGGTTGCCGAGGTCGTCAGTAGCATGCTCTAGGCGAAGGCTGGCGTAGGGATTGACGATGGACTGGTGCAGGCGAGGGGAGCGGCAGGCGCGGCAGCAGGTCCGCGGGCCGGAGGCGGTGAGCCGGATCGTGTAGTGCGTGGCGTCGTGTCCACAAGCGCAGAGCATCAGAACCCTCCCCACTCGGCGTTACCCTCGCCAGCCACGACGCCATGGTTATAGTCCCAGATGGCGTTGCGATACGAGGACAGAAGGTCCGGGGCCATGTCCATCGACTCGGAGGGATAGATCACGTTCTGGCGGTAGAGGTCCTCATCCGCCTTGGCCATGTACAGCAATTCCCTCTCCGCCTCTCCCCTGAGTCGGTCCGCCTCGGCCTTGTCGTAATACTTGTTGAACTTCGGACCTTTCCAGACCTTGGCCCATGCGATGCCGAACTTGGTGACGATGTCGGAGCGGATGGCGGTGGGAAGGGCGTCGGTGTCCTGGACGAGGTTCGGCGGCTGCACCGCGGCGATGAAGGGAAGGGACTGGACGATTGACGGCACCGGCCAGAGTTCGACCATGTAGTTACCGTTTGGGTCCGGGGGCATCTGGGCCAGCGCGACAGGCGTAAAGACGGTTGCCCGCCACGGATCACGCGAGTCCAGCGTCTGCTGGTTGTAATTGAGCCACAGCCGCCACGCCATGATCATGTTCTTGGCGGTGTGGATATATTTGATGGACGGTCCAATCGAATAATAGTATTGGGCAATAAAGTACCCCGCAGACGTAAAGTTACCAGACGCCCAAGGCATCTCAATCGTGATGATCTGGTTGACGAAGTCGAGGCCAGTGATATTGTACGCTGGCGTATTAAAACCCAGCCGGAACTGCTGCCCGATGATCGCTGGCGTCCAGTTCGTCCCCGTGCCCTGAATCAATGGAGAGCCTTGAGTCACATTTACAGACCCACCAGTCGTAAATCCAGTCGTGGCAATTTGTCCACGCACCATCAGGCTAGACCATGCGCGCCGATCATAAATCTGGCGCACGATGCCGTTCACCTTGACCTGTATGTCCGAGATGTCAAGGTCTGGATTTTCGGATAAAATTTCGCCGCAAATCTGAGCAAAATTTTGCTGATTGCGTATAGGATTGACTCCCTGGTTAGGAAGGACGAGGTTCTGTTGGTTCGGGTAAGGTGGTGCCGACCAGCCTCCCATGCAGAACTCCTTTGCAGCGCTACTACCTTAACATCAGCCGTGCGGTAAGTCTCCCCTGCGCTCCCGCCCTCCGCGCAGAAAGAAGCCCCGCCTGCCGCAGCCACCCAAGGAGTTAAGTGGCTATTGCGACAAGCGGGGCATGTCGGACGGCGCAGGCGACCTTAGGCTAGGCAGAGCAGCAAGAGCAGCAGGAGCGAGAGCAAAGTACGATTACGGCAGTGAGATCAGTCTTAGTACCCAAACGCCAGCAGTCTAACCGACCCACCCGACGCCGAGAAGTCCGTGTTGCTGGCAGTCTCCACGAGCGCTCCGGTGGTCCCGTTCTGCTGGTACACGCGCAGGCGACCGATCGGCTGGATGGTGTTGTCGTACTCCCAGACGTAGCCCAGCGCAGCACCAGTGTACGCGCAGGGAATCAACGCGCGAATCCGGCCCATGCCGAACGCTGCCGGCGGCGTCGGATACCCCCCAGCCGGATAATCCGACGCGCCGAAATTCGCGACGTTCTCTTGAATGATCCCTGACGGCCCGAGGTTCTGTCGGCTGTCCGCTGCTTCGGTCCAAATGATTGCCATTCTGTACTCCTTTCCCTTCTGCTTCTACTGCTGCTGCTGGACCGAGTCGAATTACGAACCCCAGAAGATGCCGGGGAATCCGCCGCAGAGAATGTCCACCGTGCCGTTGCCTGACGCGCCGACGGTCCCCCAGAGCACGCCGTACGCACGCGACGAGGCCGTCATGGTAGTGTTGCAGGCCGAAGTCCATGCGCCGGAGCCAACGCCGAACACGGGGTTGGCGAACACGGTCGAGGTCTCGGTGGTCGGCTCGAACGCGCCGGGGAGGAGGCCACCGATCTGGATCCAGCAGTAGGACTGGTTCAGGATCGCAGCGGTCAGGCCGACGTAGCCGACGGTGTTGGGGCCGAGGTATCCGGCAGCCGCGGCGCCGTTGGGAATGGTCCCGACGGTCGGCGCGTACGCTTCGGTCATCTGGCCCGAGACGACGGTGAAGGTTTCGTCGGTCCAGCACACGGGGGCAGGGGCGATCTCAGGCGCGGGATTGATGGTGGAGTTGTAGTAGACGTACTTGTAGACGGGTTGGGCACCGTAGCCAGCCGTGACGACGCCTGTGGGGTTGGCAGGCGGAGAGTAGATCGCGCCCAAGGTGTTCTTGGCCGTGGTGTCAAGCTGCGTGAAGAAGTTCGAAAAGCGAACGTAGGGAGTGTACATCTGTGGTGGTCCTCCGTTTCTGGGAGCGAGGCTGCCTGCCCAGATTGCCGGGATTTAAGGACTCCCGGCCGCCCTGTTACGAACGGAGGGCCAGCCAAGCAGAGATGGCCCCGAGTCGCTTTGCTACTTAGGTGTTCTGCACTGCCGACAACACGAAGCTGACGCGCGGCTGCGCATTCACGATATCTCCAAGGAACACGGTCTGGCCAGCGCCGTCCAGCGAATCCGGCAGTTCCTTAAACCCGGTAAACCCGAACTGGAACAGCTTGTCCTCGGTCACGTACGCTTGGAGGAACTCGTCGCGGTTGCCGAAGATATAACCGGTGGGGACGTACTGGTCCACGAGTAGCCGCTTGTTGCCGTAGAACTTGAGCGAGGTGGCACCGAAGCTGATAACGCCCGGGTCATCGTCCATCACGCGCTGCGCCGGGAACATCCTCAGCCACATGGTGTCCCAGATCGGCTGCGTCATGAAGGCCAGGTTGGGCTGGACGTTGCCGAACGATCCCTGGCCGAACGCGAACTGGAGGATCTGCGTCGAAATGGGCGAGTTGAGGACCTGAGTGTAGCCGGAGATGCCGGCGTTGGGGCCGGTGCCGATCGCGGCGCGGGCCAGCTGGCCGTATTGCGGGAAGTTGGTGCCGGAGTCGTTAGCGGCGAGGAGGCCGTCGAGCGCGTTCACCCCCGACTGCGTCCCCTGCCCGTCGCGGAACGTGTCCTGCGCGAGGTACTGCATCATCGACTGGTAGAGGTTCGTGACCTTGACTTGGACGTAGGAGAGGGCAGCCTGAGAGCCTTGGTTGAGCGCGATCCGTTGCCGCGACAACGTGACGTTCGTGTAGTACTCCTTGGGCACGAAGGTCATTGCGGTGTCGGTCTCGAACGCCGAGATATCGAACACGCCGCCGTCCACGGTGGGTCCGCCCTTCAGAGGTGCGTACTGGATCGGCACCTGAATCTGGTAGCCGGAGAAGGTCTTGAAGTTGTCGGGGCGGAACAGGATGGGGAAGATCGTGCTCACGCGAAAGTAAACATCCTGTACTCTTGGAACAATCCATTGGTACGTGAAACTAGTCAAATCGTTGTAGATGACGGCGTTACCGGTTGCTGGCATTTGACAGCCCCTCCTTCAAGGTCTGGATCATTCCAAGTCCACTAGACTCGAAGAGAGTAAAACCGACAACTGACGGTGTGTCAAGCGCGAGTGCGCCTAAAGAGGCATGGAACTAGCAGGTTGGGCAAGAGGAACATCCCATTTTGAGGTGTGACATTTCGGGCACATAGTGGGTCTGCCCTGCTTAGTTTTAGCCCAGCGATGGCCGCAGTGAAGGCATTCGGTGTTCTTGTTGGCTCGCCATTTAGCCAGTCTTTCTGAGGCACCTACCGCGCCGGGCGCGCACCGAGCGCGTTTGTACTCTTCTGTTTGGTTCGCCCAGAACGCTCGCTGAGCCTCGCCTTTGACTGTGTAAGTCTTCTCAGGCTTCCAACTTATAGGACGACGATTGGCAAGTTGCTTGCGTCGATCTGCCCACTCACAATTACCGATGGGCGGACAGCAAAGGGGACAGAGGTAGCCGAGATCGTTGTTCTTTCTTTCCAGCGTCAGCTTCTCTGGCTTCGGTCCCATGTCGGATAGGAACTGCGTGTAGGAATAGCGCCAGTGGGGGCAGATGGTGATCCCTCGTGCGCCGTAGTTCCTGTACGAGACGTGATTAGGATTGGTGCAGCGTTGAATGGTCGCACACCACGCTTTATATTCCTTCGTGCGACTGCAATGGTGATGCTTGTCGAAAGGCGCAGGCATGGCTTTATTTTACATGGTGACGTGTAGGTTATGGGCGAAAAATATGGGAGGTTACGAGCCTCCCACTTTGGTTCAAATCCAGTTCTATACTGCGTGCCTAGTTGGTCCAGTTCGCACGCATCGCGCTAAACTCCTGCGCCGCCTTGTTGACATCCTCGGACAGGGTCGCGGCCGGCGTCGTCTTCTTGACGTTAAAGTCGATGAATCCGGACAAGGGCGAGGTCCCGCCGGGCAGCGACGTCCCCGGCACCGCGCTGGTCTCCCGCGCTGCCAAGCCTGCTTCGACCCCAGCCTTGATCCGCGCTTCGATGCGCTTCTCTGACACGAAAGAGTCGTAGGCTGCGGTCAGCGAATTGGCGAACTTGGCTCCGTTCGCCATGAAGAACTCCTTGAACTTGGCCGAGTCCAGTTCCTCGGAGAACTCGCGCGAGTGGGAGGACCGGATGGAGTAGAGCTGGTCGGCGATCTCGGCACCTTGGCCGATGAGGTTGGGGCGTTCAGCGGTCAGAGCGGCGGTGGCGATTTCCTTGGCGCGGGCTTCGACGGCGGTCAGGAATTCGGGAGCCTTGTAGACGGAGGCGAGGCGCTCGTTCAGGAGGGTTGAGACTTGGTCGAGGGTGAGGCCGACGGATTGGGTGGCGGGGGCGGTCACGGCTGGCGGGGTTACGGTGGCAGGTGGGGCGGCAGCAGCAGGAGGAGGCACTGCGGCGGCGATCCGCGCCGGGTCCCCGTCTACGAACGCGCGGTACACGGTATGCTGCGTTGCCAGAAGGGACTGAGCAGACTGGTTGCGCGTGAGGAGGTCCCGCGCGGCTTGGCGGTCTCCTTCCGCGAAGGAGTTGATCAGGTCGTCGAGTTCGCTGAGGTCGGGCATTGTGGTTGGATCTCCTTGGTTGGAATTATGCTATTTTCACTTTTGCTGATTCGAGCACTTGATACACATTCTTGCCTGCGTACGAGCAAGTAGAGTTCTCAAGGTAGAGATGGTAGCCAAAACGAATGAGCGCTCCCGTGTCTTGACGCTCAGTGCTCAGGTCGGGTAAATCAACGCCACAAATCGAACACTTAATTGAAATGGCCCTACAATCCTTGTCTTCGATCCACTCAGGGCCGGAGAAATCAAAAACAGGGATTCTATCTGACGCTGGTGCTTCCATGTTTATGCTCCTGTGCCTCCCGGTTGCGCGGTTGCTGGCGCTGCTGGTCCTGCCGCTCCGCCTCCCGCTGCCGACTGCGCCTGCGGCTTCTTCTCCAAGTCTAGATCCTCGTCGCCCGCGCCGTCCATCCCTTCGAACACCTCGGACTGGGTGTCTTTCAAGGACTGCGCCATCGCCTTCAGCTGCTTCGATATGTCCTTACCCTGTGGCTTCAGCTTCTCCATTTGCGAGAACACCGTCAGCAGCTTCTCGACGGCGCGGCGGAACTTCTGGTTGTCCTCGGTGTGATCGGGCTTGGCGGGCTGGGCAGGAGGCTGAGCAGAGGCGGCCTGGGCGTAGAAGTTCGGCGGCGCTGACGCGGAGGTCGAGGCGGGAGGGGCTGGCGAGGTGGCCATGCGATGAAGGTCCTTTCTGCCGTCCCCTTAGATGTTCTTGGCGTTGTCCGCTACGGAGTCGCCGAAGTTGGTCGTGCGCACGCCTTGAACGGAAGTGGCCGTGCTGCCTGACCCGGCCAGAATCCCGAACGCGACAAACTCGCCCTTCTTCATGCCGGGCTGCGGAACAGGATGGCCGTAGCTGACTTCAATGTCCTTTTCGTCGCGGACTGCGTTCTCGTGAGAGGTCTTGTCGGTGCTTGGCATCGGGATGGTCCTCCTTGCGTTGCTCTTGCCAATGTTGCCGCTGGTCTCGAAGCGGGTTCAGTATCGCTACCGCACCCGCCCCGGAACTCCGTGGTTAATGCGCTGGTTAGGCGCGCTTGTGTCCGCGCTTGTGCCCACGCTTGTGGCCACGCTTCGCTTCATGCTTTTTGGAACGACGCATAAAGTGAATCCTCCCTTCGGTCTGATTGAAGTAAGGGGGGTTTTTGGTAAGCAGGCCCTCCGCCTGCTGGCAGGACAGCGAACTGACTGCCTTGTCGCTGGATAGTTAAGCATGGGAGAGGGGGAGACGCAACTTTTGCTGGACTGACTGGGCTGGCTACGACTACAACCCTCGGAACCCGCTCCGCCGCGAGTGCATGCGCTGGGACTGCCGGGCGGCGCGGCGCAGGCTGAGGGGAGAACGAGGCAGCGATAAGGGGGACCGAGCGGCAGGGCGACGGTGCGGACGGCGATGCTGCGGCGGGCGCTTGGATATCATCGACGGCCTCGGCTGCTCCTGCGACGGGAGGCTCGTGCCTGACTCTTGCGCTTACCAACTCGTTCTGGCAGGCGTCGCATATTGGGAGTCTCGTGCGCCCACTTGCGCGCAGTGCCGCGCTTCAGTTCACCCCGAGACTCCTTGGCAAACATCAGACGTTGCTGGGCCTTGCTGCGGAATGGCATTACTTCCTCCCGCGTGCTAATGTTCCGTCCCGTAGACCTTCAATTGCTGCATTTAATAGGTCTCGCTTGACGCGAGCCTTCCGTGATTTCCAAGCTGCTGTTATCGCTTTGACACCATGCGCATGCCTTTCTTCTGGCGTGAGCATTGCCCATCGCGCGGCTACCTTTCGTCCCACACTCTTAAAATGCTCAGGGCGTCTGTTGCTATTTTGAACTCCCTGAGTAGTCCATCTACAATTTCCAATGGGTGGACAGCAAATCGGACACAAATAGCCCTTGTTATTATCGCGCCGATCTAGCGTAAGTCCATCAGGTCTTGTTCCAACGTCAGCGAAAAATTGTTCAAATGAGTCCCGCCAATGGTCGCAGACCGTAATTCCTCGTCCACCGTAATTATGCCATTCTGGATTTCGCGGGTTTAGACAACGTCCCTTTAGGCTAGTCCATGTTTTGCTTTCAGCGGTTCGCGCGCCGCGCTTACTTTGACCATGTTTTATGCGTGCGGAAACTACTTCACGCTGTATACAGCCACAACTACGAGTAGGTCTTAGTGAGGCAATTAGAGCGTCCGCACGCACCTCTCTTACATTTCCACAATCACACTGACACAAGCAAAATACTCGTCTGGTGATCGCAGGGCTAAATACAGCCAAGGCCAATAATCGCCCAAAGCGCTGACCGACCATAGGCATATAGACATCTGAAATTCGGCCCATAGCCAGAATCATAGTCCAAACCCAAGTCGTGTTAAAAGATTTATTTACCTTTCTTTTTAGTAGACGCGGCCTGTCCGCTGAGAGCACTCATAGCTAAGTTTTGTAGCGCTTCTTGCGCCATCTCCTTCTCGTTCTCGGCGATGTCGATCATGGCCCCGGCGGCGTTCAATGCTCGGAGTACATTTTTCTTTGACAATAGTCCTTGCCGCTGTAGTACGACTGCCAGTTGCGCTCGCTGTTCCTTGTCGAATGACAGCGCTGACCCAGCCCGGATGGAGAACTGGAACTTGCGCACGAACTTCTCCGGCAGCATGCCGCCTTGCATTAGCGATCCATACATAGGAGAGAAGTCCCACGTCGAGAGGCCGCGCTGGCCGAGGATGGCGGTGCGGTGGCCAACCGAGTAGAACTGGAGCATGGTCGAGACCACCATCTGCCCCGAGCGCGACATGAAGTTTTCTAACCTGCGGCCCATCAGCCGGACCATCGCCGAGCGCGAGTTCTGGATCAGTTCCATCGTGTCGTGCGACGGGATCTGCTCCTTCTGGGCTGCTGCGTCCACGGCCGCCGACCCCGTGGTCTGGTCCATCTCACGCATCAGCATCTGCGTGTACCACTGCGCGGCTGAGGGGAACTGGGGCTGCTCGCGGAACTTGGGCGGCTGGCCGCCGGAGCGCAAGGGGTTGAACTCGATCTTGCCGCCGGAGATAGTGGTCGAGAGGTTGTCGAGGTCGGAGCGCGAAATGGCGTCGGTAGGCGTGATGATGGTGGGAGTCAGCCCGGCTTTGATCGTTTCGAGCATCCCGGCCATCAGGCGGTTCAGCACGTCTTGTGGCCCGATGAGGTTACCGGTGACAGACATGGAGCCAGACCCAGCCGAGGTGCCCTGCCAAGCGGTGCGCAGCGGGAGGAATTCTACGTACGGGCCAGGAGGGGAAGTGGGCGAGCCAAGATGGAAGTACGGCACGCAGGTATCGTCGAGCACGCGGCCCCCGGCAACGGAGAGAACGCGACCGCGGGGGAACAGCGGACAGCCCGGCTCGACGAGGTAGGACCAGTTGGCGCGACGAGGGCCGACGCGGATCGTGGTCGAGGTCTCGTTCAGGGAGGGGTCGCGGAACCAGTACAGGCGCTCGGTGACGGAGGGATAGAGGGTGTCCGACGTCCCTCCCAGCCCTCCCCTCACGCCCAGCACCGACTGCATCTGTGGCGAGAACTTCGACCACTGCTCCGAGGAGATAGACGAGGGACGCATCGGTTTGAGCGCGCTGGGGTCGGAGCCGGAGTCGGGGCGGACGAGGTCGGCCACGGGACCGTAGCGGCGGCGCAGCGCCTCGAGCGTCACCGTGCGCTCCTCGATCAGGCACTCACATTCGTCGAGAGGACCCTCGCCGCCGAGCTTGTAGAAGTTCAGCGGGTTCACGGCGAGAAGTTGGACGTCGCCCATGCCTCCAGCGAGATAAGGGTTCCATTGGATTTTGCCGACGGCGTAGGCTAGGAGCCCGAACCCGACGATATCTTGGAAGGCGTCATGGTAAGCAGGATTGGCGGCCCACGGTTCGAGCAGGGAGAGAAGCAGGCGCTGAGTCTCGCTGTAGCCGTCCTCCGTGTCGTAGACCTTGATCTGGGGTTCAGGCTTGCCGTCGGTCAGCAGGGAGACTAGTTCCCAGTATTGCCGGAACATGCGGTTCGTGACAGGGCGCGAGTTGCCGTAGGCCGTGGGCCGGGCTGGCCATTGCGAACCAGAGAGATACTGGACGATGCGCGGGATCAGGCGGCGGATCGGGGAGGAAGCGGCGGAGTCGCGGGCTTGTTGGTAGGCGCGGGAGGACCAGTCGACGACGTCTTGCTCGAGGCGGGACCACGGGAGGGGGAGCGAGCGAGAACGAGTGTGATGGAAGGAGGCGGCGCTGACCACGTTCGATGAGAGGGGCGAGGCTGAGGACGTGGTCTGCGCGGGCGTGGCCATCCGAGGCAGTGTAGCGTAGGGAGGGCGGTAGGGCTAGAAAGAAGGAGGAGGAGGAAGGCATTCCAGAACGGCGGCTAGGAAGTGTGCAGCCGCTTGCGCGTTGATCGCGTTACCGTAGCCGCGCTGTCGTCCCACTCGATTGGGTACGCCATGAGCCAACGGGAATGTGCCGGATTCAACTGGCCTCCAGCGTTCATCCCGGCAGAGGAGCCAGTCAGGACGGTGCCAGAAGCCGTTAGTCGGGCCGGGCCGCAGGTTACTAGGGATTGGTCCTTGTAGCAGCCGGGAGTTACCGAGGGATTGTTGTAGTCCGTCAGCCATGCTTCCTCGGGCAGGTCCTTCTGTGCTTTCGAGGCGTAGACCTTGCCTGCCGTCTCGTCCGAGTCGTGCGAACGTGGACAGTTCGGATTGGCCCAGCCGCTCATCATCGCTGCCTGACACAAGTCCTGCGGCGTCCCCTTGCGCGCGATCTCCGCCAAGGTCCCTTCCATCGTACGGACGTTCTTCTCCCCGTCTGCCAGACGGGGAGCGGGCCAGCCTGCCAGTTGTGCCGAATCGTTCAAGTTCTGCATCCCGTGACCTTGCGCTTTCTTCGCTGCTACGTATTCCTCCGTGTGCGCAGGGAAGTGGTCCCGTGCTTGAGGCGAGGGCCAGCCTACAGTCATCGCCACCTGTTCCAAGTTCACTGTCGCCTTGGTACCGTCCGGTCGTACTCCCGTTGAGGAGGTTCCCTCGGGCCACACTTGACCCCCGCTGGGCAAGGTCGGTGCTGGCCAGCCGGAGAGCACTGCCGCCCCCTCTAAGTCCATCCCACCCGTGTGGGATGGACTTGGAGTCGTATTCGGCCCTCCCGTTGGCAGGTTCGGCGCAGGCCATCCCGCTTGTACTGCCGCTCCCTTCAGAGTCAAGTTCCCACGCATCATTACTTCTGATCCCTGCTCCCCATCCGCTAACTTCGGCGCAGGCCACCCACCACAACCTTTGCCTGATAATCGGCGCACCGAAGCCCGTAGCGCAGATATCCGCCGCCCAGCAGGCGTAACCCGCTCCTTCCAAGTCAGCTTGTACAAGGTCGAGCCAAGCAAGGCCGTCCGGGCTTGCAACCTGCTCGCCAAAGACTGGAACATCTCTGGGCTTGCCGTGCTCGATGAGGTGGAAGAAGGCTGGCCATAAGTGCCGCTCGTCAGACATCCCAGTTCTTTTGCCTGCCGCGCTGAAAGGCTGGCAGGGACAAGAACCTGTCCAGAGGGGGCGAGAGTCGGGCCAGCCAGCAAGGCGAGCGGCGTAACTCCAGCCTCCGATCCCGGCGAAGAAATGGCACTGGGTGTATCCAGCGAGGTCGCTGGGCAGGATGTCTCTGATGTCTCGTTCATCCACGTCTCCGGGGGCAATAAGGTTGGCTGCGATGAGGTTGCGCAGCCACTGGGCCGCGAAGGGGTCGAGTTCGTTGTAGTAGGCTTTAGGCGTGCGGAAGGTCATCTAAGTCAACCTTAATGGAAGGGACCGCGCGCTGTCAACGAAGATTGCGCGTCACGAACGCCGGCCGCTCATCCGCCACGGGCGCCCCACTCCCAAACGAGAACGGCGCCGCCTGTTGCTCCGACCCGTCAGCCGGGACCAGCAGCCCGGACGCGTTCTCGACGAGGGACGAGAACTGGGCGCGCGGGGGCTGGAGGGGATTGCCAGCGGCGTCGACGGGGAGGGCGTGCGCGACGGAGGAGGCAGGATCCGGTACCGTAGCCACGCCAGCCGGAGCCATCACCGCAGCCTGTGGCAGGTTCACTCCCAGAGCGCGGAAGAAGTTAGCCAGCATGTCCTCCTTCATCTGGAGTTCCTTCACCTTGTCGCGCAGCTCCTTCACTTCCTTAGCCAGCGCCAGCACTTCCCGACCGCGCTTGATGCCTAAGGCTGCCATCTCCCGCGCCCATTCGCCTTCGATGAGGACGGTGTCGGCGTCGGCCAAGGCAGTCAGGCACGAGCACAAGGTGGTAGCAAGGTTCTGAGGGAACTTGTTGCGCAGGGCGGCAAGCACCTCGGGGTAGACCCAGACCTGATGGACGATCGTGTTCGGAGGCTGACGCTCGGGCTGGTCCGGCTTGTCCATGCGCGGGTGCAGAGACATCAGGCGGTCGTAGGAGTAGGTGTGGCCCATGCCAGCGCAGCGCAGTACCATGCCTTCCTGCTTGCTGTGGAGCTGGCGGACCATGCGCGAAGGAGCTTGGGCGCGATCGCACGCTGGACACCATAAAGTGCCTTCTAAATTTGCCATACGCTCTCCAGTCTACATTATTTCGTGTAAGGTCGTCGTGGTCCGTCGCGTTCGTCCTAGTACTCCCCCCAGTCCCCCAGATCCCCGCCTCCCAGATCCCCTAGCGCCCCGTCCCACTGCGCCGCCTCAGCCCCCGGCGACGCGGACTCGAACATCGACTGCAAGCGGCCAGTGGCAGCGCCATAGTGGGTGACAATGTCAGGGGTAATCAACCGGTCCTCCATCCCCCCGGCGTACATCTCGCGCTCCAGCCCCGACCCGTGGTGGATGACAGAGAAGGCGGTGTTGGCTTTGCTGACGCGGATCGGTCGCACGGTCCACGTCGGATTAGCCGCCAGAACCGCTTCCGCCTCGGCCAAGGTCCGGAACTGTCGCATCTGCTGGTAGAACTGGTTGTAGACGCCGTAGATCAGCGCGCCGACGGGAGGGTGCAGCGCACGGAGGAGAGTGGGAGAGGACGCCGAAGCGCCTGTGTCAGTCTGGCTCCGGCGTAACTCCGGCATCGTCTCGCGCAGGCAGTAGTGCGAGATGCAGCCAGCCACGGCAGCGTCGTCGTGCCCGCCCAACCCCGCGAACGAGATTCCATCCTTAACACAGCGCCGCAGTTCGTCCAGAAGGTACTGCGACCGGATGACGATGCTGTCCTCGAGGAGGGACTCAGCCATACGCGTCAGCAGGTACGGCTTGGTCTTGCTCGTGGTCTGCCAGTGCATATAGGGAGCGAACCGGCTGGCAGGGCGGTCTAGTTGCCGCGGGCGGTACAGCTTCGGGTACTCCAGATCGTTCATCAGCGCGTTCGCGCACGCCATCCCCTCCTTGGCGTACTCGACGGCGATCTCGGCCTGATTGAACCACGTGCCCAGCGCGTAGATGATCTTCGAGAAAGCCAGTGGGGCCTCGTAGCCGACCCATTCCGCGACCTGGTAATCCGGCTCGACCCCGTACCCGGCGCGAAAGACTTCAATCACGGAGAAATCGCCGCCGAGGATGCCGTCGCCCACGTCCACGCCAAGGTAGTAGTGCGAGGCGGGGTCAGGCTGCTCCCACGCGTACAGCCGATTGGTCAGCTCGCGCTTCTCCAGCGCCACGTCCGAGCGGTACAGGCCAACCGGGTCGAGCATGTAGTTGAGCAGGACCTTCGGCACCGCGCCCCGGCCTTGGAACAGGACCTCGCCGACCCAGTCCGGTTTGCGCACGTTGCGCTGCTGCTGCTCGTCGAGTTTGTGCCGAGGGAACGCGCCCATGCCGGAGGACTGGAACGCCTCTTGAGGGGTGATCGGGTAGGACTCGTAATGAGCGTAAGGGAAGCCGGTACGCGAGATCGACCGCTTGATGCCGCGGCGGCGCCAGTTCCAGAACTCGGGCGGAATCGTGTAGTGGTCCTCGCGCTGGACCTTCTCAGTAAAAGCGGCTTCGGTCTCAGTCAGGAGGAAGGGCTGTTCGCTGATTTTGATCGGGCGGCGACGGCGAGTGTCTTGGTAGGCGGGGAGGAATTCCGGCGTCCAGTCCGAGTCGCCCGCCATCGCCTCTTCCCAGAGATTGTAGAAGAAGCCCTCGTTGCCGAACGCTGTGGACTCTGCGAAGGCGATAGTATCGTCGGCGTTCATGGACGGTTCGATGTCACCTGTGTAGACTTCGCCAGAGGCCCAGCGGGAGACTTCGGAGAAATGGGCAGTACGTACTGTTCTGCCGATGGCAACGCCGGTAGCTCGGCCCGCATGAGTAGACACAAATACAGAACCTAGCCCCGGGTCAGTTGAACGCGCAACATCCTTTCTCCCCATTTCTATGTATTCACCTTTTGTCTGGTACAAAATTTCAGGGGCCATCCAAAACGGGAGAGAGTTCAAAGCTAATTTAAATTTGCGCTGGATATGTGCCGCGACGTCCGGGGCCTGTGCAACGGATACAGTGTATGCATTAGGAAGAAGAATGGTTCGCCACGCGACTACGCCATTGCACCACTCAGTCATTCCCGACTGCCGTTCCTTGAGGATGATGATACGGGCTTGGCCGTCTTCCTTCATGAGCCGGGACAGGGTGCTATCCACGATCTCTTGGTGATCGCGGAAAGGGTGAAGACAAGTTAAAACTCCGTGCTCTGGCTGGATCACAAAATAGTTTTGAAGGAAGTAACGGCGATCTTCTATACAATGTTTAATCTCGTCTCGCACGAATTGTAGTTCGATGGAGGAGAACATAGACCACGCCAGAGCACGTTGATTCTCAGGGGTGTCTTTAGGGGCTTGTCTACGCGCTTGTGATAGCCTTTGCGCCAAAGCCTCAATCGCGTCGTTAATGTACGGGTCAGCCCGATGCAAGCGCACGCAGACATTTTACCTTAATTGCATCGCACCATTCAGGATAATTCGTGATCTCTGGAAAGTTCAGGCAGGCAAACTCTTTGAACAACAATCGTGCGGCGCAGTCATAGGCCATAGCGGCCTCCTCGATGAGAGGACGACAGCCCAAATAAATTTCAGCCCCGTGATACCTAATGCTTGATTTGAAACTCGTCATACTCACGCCCTTGTAAGGGAATTTACCGTTGCGGTGAGCACGCCTGTTTTGTACCTGTTGATGATGTGTAGCAGGTCTTAGATTAGAAACACGGTTATCGAAGCAATTGCCGTTTTTGTGGTCTATCGTTAGTCCCGGCGGAGGAGGCAACAAATGCCTATGCAAGGCCACTTGTGCCTTCCTAACACCGTTATCGCTTCCGTCATGACGTACGGCATACACCTTTCCGCTACGAGGCTCCAAGTGCGCATACCACCGCCACTGAAGTAACTCCTCATAACGGTCATCATCGACGATGAAGAAGTATCCTTTGCTCAGAGGAAGCCAACGACAAGGCTCATTATCCAACAAAAACGGCGGCTCGTATTCGGGAATACCAACTGGTTTCTTTGCGTTGTGCCCATTGATGTACTGCAACGGAAACCCAGCATATAGATTACGATCAGGCATGCGCTGCCGAGCCAGTGGAGTCTTGTTCCTACAACGACAATGGCAATATCCAAAAGGAATGCCACAATCTCGTTTGCCACACACGCACAAAGTTGGGTCAGGGGGTAGAATCCTATGAAGGGGTGTCATTGTCGTTCCTCCAGAACGATGAGGTCTTGGCCGGGTGGTTGCACACCCGACACCCCTAGTATATCAGGTTATTGCAGCAGCGCCTCCGACGCTCGTGCTCGGGCGTGATAGTCAGACTCAGGAAGCGCACCGGGATGATCAGGGTCGTGGTGCTGGTAGAGTTTACAGCCGTGGTCGTTGTAGGAGAGGAAAGGATGGCAGGGGCAGGTGGAGGCGAGGTCGTGCGCTGCGGACATGACAGGCTCACCGTCGGGGTAGGGAGAGGTCATAGGCACGACGTGGTAAGCAGTGAACGTGTTGCCGTCGGCCCATTCTTCGATGACGCCCCAGTTAGCCGCCATGGGTTAGTCCTCCTCTTCGTCTCCTTCTTCCTCGTCCCCATCTAGTTCATCGTCCTCATCGACTACTTCTTCTTCTTTGTCTTCAACCTCGGCATCGACTATCTCTGACTCGGCTTCGTCCTTTGTCATCGTCGCCCCGCCATCAACCTCCTCAGCACTAGTCCCCGACGTGCCGTCCGTCAGAGACAGCCCTCGTTGCGCGCGAATCTGCCGGATCACCGCTTCGGGACTCGTCAGCCCCTGCTGCTGCCCCGCCCCCGGCAGCGCGCCCTGATTCAGTATATTGGTCTGCGAATTACTGGTCACCACCACGGCCGGGTCCCGCGGCTGCACGACCGACAGCAGCGCGCGCATCGTGTCTACGGCCTTGAGCCGGGTGTCGTGGTCGGCGTACTCTTCGCTTTCTTCTAGGGTCCGTAGCTCGCCGGTCATCGGGTCGGGCTTGATGATGGAGCGGGTGCGTAGGCGCGTGGCAGCGAACGCATCAGTGAACACCTGGTCCATCTGCTGAGCGTGGGCGAGGAGGGACCGGCGGACCTCGATCCCAGTGGCCTCAGGCGAGAACCGCGCGTTGTCCACGCGGACTCGGCGGAGGGAGGCTTCGACGGCAGCGGGGGTGGTGCGGTCGTCAGCGGCGATCTCGTCGGTGGTCTGGCCGGCGCGGTGGGCACGGTAGCGGCGGAAGTCGGTCGGGGTTGGAGGGGCGCAGGAGGAGGAGGGGTCTTTGGCGCGGCGGGGGGCGCGGGCGGGACGAGAACGGGATTGTGCAGACTTCGCCATCGTGGCTACCAGCTCCCTCCCGCGCCTCCGCCACCAGTATCTCCACCGTTATTGGCATCGAACCCGCTAGACGAGGACTGGTCGTAACTAGAAGGCTGGTCACAGGAGTTCGCGTTGCCCGCCGCGCAGCTAATGCCCATGGCCATGGCCACAGCTATGTCGGCGTCTAGGCCCATGGAAGAGCCGTACATATGAACGGGGCTAAGAGTGGGCGCGGATGGTGACGACGGATACCTATCCCTATAGCGCCTGTAAGCCTCTTCCTGTCCCGGAACTACTACTCCTTTACCCATCCCAGTTCCTCCTTATTCTCCCGCAACTTACGCATCATGAAGTCCTGCGATCGTTCCGGAGTCATCTTTAGAACGTACAGGCGCTCCTTCTCTTCGTCGTAGTAGCGCTCACAGGGCAGGGCTTCCATCCAAGCGCGTCGTCCCTCTTCGGAGGCCGTGTCGATGTAGATGCGGTCTTGGTAGTGCGAAGGTTGGGTGGTAGGCGAGGTCATCCGAGTTCCCCCTTGTCGTCTAAGTCTACCTCTTGTCCAACTCCCGCGTCATCGAAATCGGCTGGGGCGGCGCGCGGGACGAACGGCTGCGTAGCGGCGACCTGCTCGACGAGGGAGGCGTAGGCACCGGAGCCTGCGGTCGGAGGGGTGGAGGGGAAGGCGGACGAGGGGAAGGGAGTGGCCGCCGAGATACCGTTGCGCCGTCGTGCGAAGAACTCTTGGACTCGAACTGCTTTCTCTTCCTCGGACAGCGCGTCGAGCGGGCTGGCTTGTGTCTGTTGCTGCCCCTGCTGCGAGTGCGCCCCCTGCCACCGCGCTCGCTCCTGTACCAGCCGCTGATCGTCCATCGCCTCGTCGTTGAGGTCGAACGCGGCGGGTTCGGAGAAGTCGATGGCAGGCGAGGCGGGGGAGGCGGCGAACAGCGCTTTCTGCAAGGTGTCGGTCTGCTGCGCGAGGGTG